TCACCTGCCATAATTTTACGGCCTAATGTTTCCACGCATCCGCTTAGGTGGAAATGCAACATGATGTTATCGTTGTTTAGAAACAGACCAAATTGACTTAGGTTAAAATCCAGATCCTGCATTTGATAAATGCCACGCATTACATATACATCTGGTGCATAATGCCGATCTCTGTTTTCCATTAGCAATACATCCTGTATTCCCAGTTCTGGAACAGTATTGGAATTATTAGGAGTTGCAGGGCTAGCGTTGCCGGTAGCTGGATCTACATACCCTAAATATTTGTGGATAAAAATATCAGTTCCGCCTACCTGAAATTGTTCATTAATTACACGGTCTAGGAAGCGGAAATCGTTGCCTTTTTCGGGGCGGTAAAGGGATAGTCTTGGCATAGTATAGTATTTAGTGGCTAAATATTGATATGACTACAACAGCTAACACTCCAAATCCAGTAAACGATACAACACCAGCTCGTCAACAAATTATTGACTATGTTAAGTCATTTTTAGGTGCCAGTATGGTAGACGTAGAACTTGAACCCAAGGACTACAATGTAGCTATAGATAGAGCCCTAGCAAAGTATCGCCAAAAATCCTCTAATTCAGTAGAAGAAAGTTTTGGGTATTTGACCTTAGAACAAGATCAAAACGAATACATTCTAGGTAACGAAGTTATTGAAGTTCGCGATGTATTTCGCAGAAGTATTGGATCACGTACGGGCGGTGGCGATGGTGGATCATTATTTGAACCATTTAACCTTGCTTATACAAATACCTATTTGCTGTCGTCTAGCAATATGGGCGGATTGGCAACTTATTATTCATTTGCACAATATCAAAAGATGGTAGGTAAGATGTTTGGTAGCTATATCCAATTTACATATCATCCGCAAAGTCGTAAATTAACAATCATGCAACGTCCACGTGGCGAAGAAACCGTACTGTTATGGTTATACAATCACCGTCCGGATTTTGCATTATTGGACGACCCGTATGCAGGATTATGGATCAAAGACTACACGCTTGCCAACTGCAAACTAATGCTAGGTGAAGCTCGTGAGAAATTCAATCAAATTACCAGCCCTCAAGGCGGTACTACTCTAAACGGCACTCAGTTAAAAACCGAGGGCGCCGCTCAAATTGAAGTATTAGAAGCTGATATGAAAGCCTACGGCACTGGTGAAAAACCCATGTGGTTCGTAGTTGGCTAACCAAAACCGTTGACATTGTAATCGCATTGTAATAAAATATAGTATCAATTAGGGGATACTATGATCATAGGTGTATGCGGTTTTATTGGCTCAGGCAAAGATACCATTGCCGACTATCTAACAAATTTCCATGAATTTAGACGTGAAAGTTTTGCTAACTCATTAAAGGATGCAGTTAGTATGGTATTCAATTGGGATCGCACTATGCTGGAAGGCCGCACTAAGTCCGCACGTGAGTGGCGTGAACAAGTAGATCCCTGGTGGGCAGAACGCCTAGGTATGCCACACTTAACTCCACGTTGGGTATTACAATACTGGGGTACTGAAGTTTGTCGTAAGGGCTTCCATGACGATATGTGGATCGCTAGTCTAGAAAATAAACTTCGTAATTCAACAGATGACATTGTTATTTCAGACTGTCGTTTTCCTAATGAAATTAAATCAATTAAAGATGCAGGTGGAATCGTTATCCGTGTAAAACGTGGTACAGATCCCGAATGGTATAGAGATGCCGCTGATGTAAATGCAGGCGAAAAATGTTCAAACTATTCCAAAGCCAAAGAACGTATGGATGCGTTAGGTATTCATGCTAGCGAAACTGCTTGGGTAGGTACTAAGTTTGATGCAGTATTGGCTAATGATAGCACAATAGATGATCTATTTGAACAGGTTAAAAATCTGGTCGAAGGTCACCTCGTTTCCACGGCAGTTTAAGTTTATGAAGTATGCGCTGGCAATTAGCACATACTGTCTTTAAGTTTGCTATCTTACAGTTACTAGGATCCCCGTCTACATAATAGATGTCAAATTGATCAGGATACTTGCTGGTATAACTGCATCTATCGCATGTGTCTTTTTTCTTATAGCCAGCCGACTGCCACTTGGGCTTTCCCAATTCTCTATGCCTTGCACAATGATCGCAGGTAGTTCTGTAGAATGTTTTTCCATCTTTATGATAGTTAACCGCTACAGGTCTCTTTCCGCATGTCTTACACAATGATCTGATCATACCCCGCCCTTTTAGGTGCCCTTTTCCATAGATATTTATGGGTAAAATTATCACCCTACGCTAAATATTAGTTGATAAAACCATTATTGGGAGAGTTAGTAAATGGCAAAAACATTACAATCACCAGGCGTAAGCGTATCAGTTATAGATGAAAGTTTCTATACACCAGCGGCTCCTGGAACAGTACCTCTAGTTATTGTGGCTTCAGCCGCAAACAAAAGCAATGCCTCAAATACGGGCCTAGCAGTAGGAACAGATCCTGCAAACGCTGGAACAGTATACACAATTACAAGTCAACGTGATTTAACAGATAAATTCGGAACTCCACTATTTTATACAGATAGTCAAGGTAATCCAATCAACGGTGGCGAACTTAACGAGTATGGTTTACAAGCCGCTTACTCATTATTAGGTGTAAGCTCTAAAGCCTACGTCGTTCGTGCTAATATCGACCTAAGTCAATTAACAGCACAATCAAGTGCTCCAGCAGGTCCTCCCGCAGATGGTTCATATTGGTTAGATAGTTCAAATACACTATTTGGTCTATTTGAATGGAATGCCGCTACTGGTACTTTTGCTAACAAATCCCCAATAGTTATTGACAGTTCAAATCGTGCAAACAACACAGTTAATGCAGATGGCGAAACACCAAAACCAAGTTTAGGTGCCGCAGGTTCCTATTGCGTTGTATTAGATGCACTAGATATGAATACCATGTATTACAAAAATACAAACGGTAACTGGGTTCAAGTTGGTTCAGCAGGTGAAACAGCCTTTGCATCAAATGTTAACAATTCAACATTCGTAGCAACAACATGGCAAACAAGTTGGCCAGCTGTAACTGGTATCAACAGTAATCCAAACTTTGTTACAAGTCCTGGTGCAGTTACAATTAACGGTAACTCAATCACAGTTACTACAGCAAGTACAGTAGCAAGTGTTGCCGCAAGTATTAACTCAACCTTACATACAAAAGGTATTGGTGCTAAGGCTAATGCATCCGGCAAGTTAGAACTATATGTAGATTTATTTCCAGGAAATATTGTAGTTGCAGGTAACGCAACAACACTACAATCATTAGGTGTGCCAGCAGGAACATACACAGGTCCACAAATGACTGTTGCTCCCCACACACAATATCCTAATTATACTACAGCACCAAACGGATCTGTATACTTAAAAACAACAAGTCCAAACAGCGGTGCTCATTGGTTCATTAAACAATATTCAGCATCTACTCAGTCATTTACACAGATCGCGGCTCCATTATACGGAACTACAGCGGCCGCAATATACAACATTGACAAGAGTGGTGGCGGTGTAAACATTCCAGTTGGCACATTGTTTGTCGAAGCAAACTATGACCACGGTAATGGCACAGCATCCACAGCAACAAATCCGTTGCCTATTACACTAGGTTTTGAAATCAAACAACGTGTTGCAGTTAGTCCAACAACTATCACAAGCAAGGCATTAAGTGTACCGGCTACATTGGTAAATGGTACAACATTGCAGATCAAAGAAAGCCTAGTTGGTCAATTAAACTACGGTAATGCTGTTACAGTAACAGTTCAAACTCCGAGCGCAGGTGACACATGGGCAGGTGCTTTTGTAACTGCTGTTAATGCGGCTGGTCTTACAAATGTTACAGCAACACACAATAGTAACGATACAGTAACTATAACTCATGCCACAGGTGGTGACATTAAATTCCTAGATACAAACAATGTATTGGGTCTATTAGGCTTTACAGCGTTCAACAATGAAACACCTAATGCGGCTTACACAGCTAATTACTATGGTTTAGGCGCATACGAGCCAGACGGATTTATGACTAGCGCAAGTAACTGGGCTCCACTGTTTACGACAGCAAGCCCAAGCGAGCCAGTGACTCCTCCAGTAGATGGCACATTATGGTATGATTCCATTACTGACCAAGTTGACATTATGTATAACAATGGTTCAGCATGGGTTGGTTACAGAACAGCGTTCCCAGCAACTGATCCAAACGGTCCTATTGTTAGCTCAACACAGCCAACAAAACAAAGTGATGGTAAAACAGCACTCGCTGATGGCGATATCTGGATCAACCGTTCAGACATTGAAACATATGGTCAGGTGATTTATGTTTATAATGGTAATACATTAAAATGGGTACTACAAGATCCTACAGATCATACAAGTCCAAGCGGTTGGGTATTTGCTGATGCACGTTGGTCAACTAACGGTTACACAACATCTGCACCAACAATTCCAACAATGTTGTTAAGCAATTTCTTAGACCCAGATGCACCAGATCCAACTGGTTATCCACGTGGTACACGTTTATGGAATCTACGTCGTTCGGGTTTCAACGTAAAACGTTACGAAGCAAACTACATCAACATCTATGCTAACAACGGCGTTAATCCACGCTTTACAGAGCCAATGGATGGTTCAAATGCAACAACAGCATACGCAACAGCACGTTGGGTAACTGTAAGTCCTAACCAAAATAACGGTGAAGGATCATTTGGTCGTCATGCACAACGCGGTTTCGTAGTAGCGGCTCTAAAAGCTCTAATTACAACCAACCAAGCTATTCGTGATACAGACAGTTTAGTATTCAACTTAATTGCTTGCCCTGGATATCCAGAAGCTATTGCAAATCTAGTTGCTCTAAACACAGACCGCGGTCAAACAGCGTTCGTTATCGGTGATACACCATTCCGCTTACCTAGCGACGGTACATCATTACAAAATTGGGGTAGCAATGCCGCCCTAGCATTAGACAACAACGACACAGGTGCAGTAACATATGATGATTACATGGCTATGTTCTATCCAAGTGGTTACACAAACGACAATTCAGGAAACTACATTGTTGTTCCACCGAGCCACATGATGCTACGCACATTTATTAACAGCGACGCTAAATCATACGAATGGTTTGCACCAGCAGGTATACGTCGTGGTAATGTAGACAATGCAACATCAGTTGGTTACATCGACGCTAAAACAGGCGAGTTTATGACAACAGCACTACCACAAAGCCTACGCGATGTGTTAGCTGGAGTTAAAGTTAATCCAATCCCAACACTAACAGGTAGCGGTATTGTTAACTTTGGTAACTACACCCGTGCTCCTGCGGCAAGCGCATTAGATCGTATCAACGTAGCTCGTCTAGTAGCATACTTACGTAGACAGTTAAGCATTTTAGTAAGTCCATACCTATTTGAACCAAATGATCAAATTACACGTAGCGAAGTTAAAAACGCAGTTGACAGCTTCTTGTTAGAACTTGTTGGCCAACGTGCAATCTATGACTACTTGGTAGTTTGCGATACTAGCAATAACACACCTGCTAGAATTGATAGATCAGAGTTATGGATCGACATAGCAATTGAACCAGTAAAAGCAGTGGAATTCATTTATGTTCCAGTTCGCTTATTGAATACAGGTGCCATTGCCGCTGGTAATTTAGGCGACATGTCAAAAGGTTAATAGGTAAAATAAAAGGAATAAGGAGCATTATATGGCAATCGCAAGTTTAAGTAAATTATCAGTTCCATTACCAGCAGGTCAAAGTGCAAGCAGTCAAGGCTTGTTGATGCCCAAGCTGAAATACCGTTTTAGAGTTCAGTTACAAAACTTTGGTGTTACAAAGCCAACAACTGAAATTACTAAGCAGGTAATGAATGTAACTCGCCCAAAGGTAACCTTTGAAAACATGGAACTTCATGTTTACAATTCAAAGATCAACTATGCTGGCAAATACACATGGGAGGCAATTACACTAGTTGTACGTGACGATCAATCCAGTGCAGTCAGCAAGTTATGTGGTGAGCAAATCCAGAAACAATTTGACTTCTATGAGCAAGCATCTGCAAGTTCGGGTATTGATTACAAGTTCACAACTGTAATTGAAATCTTAGATGGTGGTAACGGAGCATTTGATCCAACAGTTTTAGAAACATTCCAATTAATTGGTTGTTACGTAACTGATATCACATATCAACAAGCTGACTACTCAGTATCAGAAGCAATGGACATCACAATGTCAATCAAGTTCGACAACGCAATCCAAACAGATACCGCAGGTAATCCAATTGGTATTGGTACAAACGTTGGTCGTACATTAGGTTCACTAGCTACAGGCTAATCTGCATAGCAGGTAAACTAAGAAGACCCAGTTTTATCTGGGTCTTTTTTTACGGCTAAATACTTCATGCCAAATATTAACGACTTCCTATCTTCGGTTTTCTCGGGTGCTACACACCCTAAAGGAACAATGGGTGATTTCCAACATGCCGCAAGATTGTATGGAGATAACACTTACGCACTCACTCCAAAAGCGGGGTGGATGTACTATACGTTTTTTGTTATCAATCCCAAGGCTCAAACGGCGATATCAGCTGGTGGATCAAGTGCAGGTAGTTTGTTAGGCACCATAGGAAATTTGTTAGGTGGTGCAAATATCAAAGGTGTTTTTGCCAACGGTAAGAATCAAAATTTAGAAGCAGGTATGTTGGTGAAAGGGGCAGACTTACCTAAATTCACAATACAAACAGAACAACTAAATCAGTACAACAGACATACCAACATCCAAACAAAAATAAATTACACTCCTGTTTCGATCAATTTCCACGATGACATGAGTAACGTAACTAACGAGTTGTGGCAAAGTTATTTTAGATATTACTATGCAGACAGCACCTATGCAAGTGCGTCAAGTCCTACATCAGACTCTACACAAAATGCCAGTAATCCTGCGTACGGAAATACAAAATATTCTGCAACAACTTCTGTACCTCCAAATGCATACGGATTGAATAATAATCAAGCTGATCCATTCTTCCGTGCAATCATCATATATCAATTAAACAGGCAGGTATTCAATTCCTACATTTTAGTTAACCCATTAGTGACTGCATGGGATCATACTCATTTAGATCAAACACAAAACAATTTTGCAGAAAATAAAATGACTGTACAATACGAAACAGTATTTTATGGCAAAGGTCGAGTACATCGAGACAATCCTCCAGGGTTCGCTACGTTCCATTATGATACTACTCCAAGTCCATTAAGCATACAAGGCGGCGGCACAGGCACATTATTTGGCCCCGGTGGAATTATTTCTGGCGTAAATGAAATATTTGGTGGAAGTGATACAGGACCAACTAGTATCTT